CAACCAGCACGAATAGCACCGACTGCACTCTGAGCCATTAAAAGAAGGCTGATTGGGTCCACATCCGATTAGCCTTGGATCGCAGCAACCAATGCGTTAATGTCAGTAGCAGCAGCAATCGCAGCTTCTTTAGCGTCACAGTCAGCAACGATCTGGGCACGCTTAGCAACCACGTCGGCGGGGATAGCCACATCACGCTCGGCTTTGCGAATCACCATCCAGTCGGTTTGAGCCAAGGCAGAGCCAGCAGCTTGTTTGACTTGGGCAATCCAGTTGGACTTCAGACCCTTGGTCACGAGGCGCTCGGTGCTATCCACCATTGCGGGTTGGCCATCAACAGTACCGAGAACTTTGACGTACAGGGGGTTGCCTGCTTCATCAACTTCTTCAACGTCGTCCATGCAATGCGCCACAGCCATAGCATCACCCATGCTAGGCGCTGCCACTGTCCGCCATTCCTCTACGCCACTCGATAGCCTCACAAGCAGTTCACACTTCACGAGAATGCACGGCGGACGGTCGTAATCTACTTTCGTATAAAGCCCTCCAGTTCCTATCCTGTCCCACACAGCCTTCTTCTGTTCAGATGTCGCATTCTTCCAATCGGCAATAGTGGCCAGTTCTTCATGCGTGTAGCCCGCATTGTTCAAATACGACTTTCCGTTGACCGGCATCCAACGTGGAGATGGTACGACACTCATGCTGGTGCCCTCTGCATCGCTGTCTTCTGTTGACTCTTGAGTTTCCCACTGCATTTGTGGCTGCATGTTCGCTGTGTCTTTTTGCGGACGATAAACCCTTGCTCGCACACAACGCAACACTTCAAGTCTTGACCTTCCGCAAACCTTTCTGCTGGAAGGTATGGGTGCTTTCCGTTATGGCACTTGCTACACAGAGTCACACCATTCTCGATGTCGTACCTTAATTCTGGATGTGACTTCCAAGACTTTATGTGATGCGCCTGAAGGATCGTCGTGGAACAGCACTCAACGCACTTTAGGTCTCTATTGAGAACTGCAAGCATCCATTTTTCGTGCTCGTATGGTCGGCCTGGATTAAATTGCTTTGTCTTGCCTCGATGAGCAGCAGCGGAGCACTCACGAGAGCAGAATTTTCTGCTTTTCTGACACCTGTATTTTGCGGTAAAAGACGCTCCGCACTTTTGGCATGTGCCAGAAGGAAGTGGTTTGCTTTGGGACTTGCCTCGGCACTTTTCGCTACAAAACAATCCTCGCCCTTTAAGAACTTCGTTGTTCTGGGCAATAAAACCAACTCCGCAATCTATGCAATTGCGATGTACTGGTGGCGCTCTTTTTATCGTGTGCTTACCCATTACGCTGGTGCCCTCTGCAACATTGCGGATTGCTGCGAATTGACTTGCGGCTTTCCTCCCATGAGCGTTTGGATCAATGCTGAGTTACGTGCATCAGCAGTTCCGCCATCGCTTATGTTTCTGCGCACAGTCTCCCGCGTTGTGACTGCTGGTGACCGTACCGTGTTCTGATCGCCGCCCAGCATGTCGGTCGGCGTAGCGAACGTGATGAGCTGCTCGATCTCTGGCTTGTTCATCAGCCGAGCCATTTCCTTCACGAGCACCTGGACATTCAGCGTTGCGCCCGATGCCTGGAACATGGGCCATAGCGGCGCGATTTCCCGTAGCACCTGGAAGTATTCTTGAAGGTGTTGCTGTGGAGTCTTGAAGACCATCGAGTACGGCTCCACCCGAAATTCATAATCTTCGAAGTTTCCAACTCTAGCTGGGGACTGAAGCCCCTGACTGACAAGCTCGTCGTTCTGACTAAGCGGAGAAATCCAATCGGCATTGACTTGAATACCGCTATTACCAACAGGCATCGAAGTGCGTAGTTCAAGTGTCTGGTCCTCCCACATCAACCGTCCAAGGTCCAAGATGCAAGCAGAAGCAAAGTTCACTACAGCCAGCCGCATGTCAGCCACGTTTTTGGACAACTGGCCATGGATCAGTTCCTCCTGGCCGACTGTGCTTGCCTGCGACCCAAGCCCGCCCATCGCCTGAAGGTTGCCAGCCATGCGATCAAACTCGGTTTGCAGGAACGTGGCCAGCGCCATGTCCCGCTGGTCAACGCCGCCCGTTTCGAACTGCTTGATTTGCTCTGGGCTCTTACCGCGGTACCAGCCGTTCCGCTCAGCGGTCCGTAATCGGTCTGCGTCGTCCTCCATGCCTGGCGGGTACACATTTACGACTCGGTGAGCATCCGAGTCCTCTTCCATTCGGCGATGCAGCCTGTTCTGAAGGTCGTGCATGCCCTTCAGGTTGACCGCTGGCGAAGTTGGTATGACGTTATCTGGCGTGTCGCCCAAAGACAGAAACTTGTATGGCCCAGCTTGAGAGCCAGTCCACTCGCGTTCAATGAGCGGTTCGATGTCCTGATCGCAAGCCATTGTGACAATGGAGTTGTTCTCTGCGATCCATATGTCCATCAGCCATATCATGTCCTTCAAGTCATTGTCTTCAGCACTTCCGTGCTCTGAAGCAATGTCGCGAACTGAACCAACTGCATCGTGGTGCGTGCGACTGGTCGGGCTGAGTTTATCCTTGACTTTCTTTGAATAGCCAGGCTCGTCCATGACCTTTTCAAAATCGGCGCGGTAGAGGTGCCCGCAGTACCGCATCTTGCTCCGTTCCTTGGCCGTCATGTCCAGAATCAAGTCGTCCAACGACACTCGGTTGAACCAAGGCTCCCCTGGATCGAGCCATACATCCTCTTCCGCTTCGAGCAGACCATGAAACCGCGTGTCTGTGTCACGCATCATCACAACGCCACAGCCCAGGCAAAAGAACGCATCCATGACAATATCTCTGAACGTCTGGTCCAGTGCCATATCGCCAATGAGCTTGTTCAGATTGACTTCGAACCTGCGAGCGAACGCAATCGATTCTGATCGCGGAGTAGACACCAAGACTTGCGGGTTGTTCGCCGCTAGCGAGATCGTGTAAATGCGCGCCGTCTGGTTGATGAGGTTGATGAGCGTCTTGTTCTCTGCGCCGCCCTCGGCGTACCAGGACCCAACGTAGTCCTTGATCAACTCCTTGCGCACACGACGAAAGGGTTCCATCGCTTCTCGCGATGATTTGATGGCCTTTAACAGCCGCCCTCTTTTTTCGCCGTTGGAGAGGTCGATCATATGCAGCCTATAAAGAAACGGGGGACTAACTCCGACTATCGGCGCAGACCCCGTTAAAGGCTGCGATGTTAAACGGCATCTCGACGGTAGCTACTCCGCCTATGCCTTGTGGTTGTCAGCGCCTCAGGAATCGCTAGTCCCTGACTTCTTCGGTAATGGCTTCCCTTCAGTAAGCAGTTGTTTCGCGTGTGCTATGTTCAGCAGTGCCTGGGTCTGCTGAAGCTGTTCAGGTGGCTTCAGGCTCGGGCGAATTTGATCGATGAGTATCTCAGTCGCCTTGTCGAGCTTCTCTTCCAAGGTTGGCTCTGCCTTCTCAGTCTTATCTGCCATCGGGTTTTATCTCCGAATTGCTAGTGCCTAAGAACGTCTCGAATCCCGTATCGCGGACTGTCGGATTTCACATTTCGTCGCTCCTGCTGTTCGCGCCACAGCCAGCTACCATATTGCGGAGTTTGACTTGTTTCTTCGTTTGTGTCAATCTTCTCTCCTGCATTGTCGGTATTAAACACCAGCCAGCAGCCAGCCGCAGAGATGGCTCTGTCAGCGTGATTCTTGTCAGTCGCACCCCTGTTTTTCGTGGGGGCATGCACGATCTTCGAGCCGTCCCATTCATATTCCCCGCACTCGACAATCATCTGTTCCGAACGCGGAACACACTTGCCATCTTGCATGGCCAGCGAGAACTGCTCGAACATATCCGCCTTGTCTGGATCTTGGCACGGCCAGCCAGGCTTGCGGCTTTTCTTCTGCGACCCAAGCTGTGTCACGTTTCGGAAAAACACATTTCCATAATACAAAACCTCCATGATTTCTTTGGCATATCCACCAGACGCCCCTGAGTCCTCCCAACCCAGCAAGGCGTTTCGCAGCCACATGCACAGCCCCACGCAACTTCGTGCGAACGGACGTGGTTCTACGCCTTTGACGACGTACTCCAACACCTGTTCTCCCGTTCGATTGTCCAGGGCAGTCAGAACAGAGTTTGAAGCGTAGGCGCTCACCCCGCCAGAAGCGATGTCGGCTCCAGCAGTGAACGGTCCCATTGGTGGCGTGTTGTCGATGCCAGGAAGAAACCATAGCTTCAGCGGTCCATCGTCCCTGCGAATCAAACCAGTGAGCTTGAGCGTTTCGGAATCGAACACTGGCACACCGACCCACACTGGCCCCTTGCAATGCTCTCGCTTCATGCGGTCGAGCAGGTCGGATGAGAACACCTTTCCAACGGCGCCGCGAGGATTGCGGTCGAGTTGCGAGGCAATTAGCCGCGGAGTTGCCGCAGGCCGCAGGCATCGAGAGTCGTACCACGGACTTCGAACAACTCCGTCAAACTTAAAGCCTTTTCTTTCGAGCCTGTTCCGAAGATCAGGATTTTCTTTGTGGTACTGGCTGACTGCTGGCTGATCCTCGGGCTTCATGGCGATCGGAACGCCCTCGCGCACAATGTACGAGTGCTTGTTTTGAAGAGGGTGATCCTTCCAATCCAAAACTAGATGCAGGCCGTTCTTCTTAGTGTCGGGATTCTCGCACAACCGATGAAACACGCCATCGTCGACGTAACGTGCACTGACCATCCTCACGCAGTTGGTCACGTCCTGAATCGATTCCTGAACCGCTTCGTCCTTCCCACCAGCCACGAAGTCACGAGTTCCAGCTTCGTCCACTGTGAACACCGTCGCGCGACCACCGGCTGCAACGTCCTGGCCAGCGGAGTAACCGCGCAGCAGTGAGCCATTGTCGTGGTTGATGAAAGCGTGCTGGCCAAGATGCCGTTCGAAGTTGGGCCGCATCCAGAACGGAAGTCGATCGAGTGCCCACGCGACTTTCCACAGCACAGTGTTCGAGTCGGTTTTGGAATCGATCAAGTCTTCGTTTCGAGTCACGAAGCCAGCCGAGAACATTGGATCTCGCAGCCATCGCCGAAGGTCGATCCACAGATAGCCAAACGAACCGCCCTGAGCACGCGACTTGTCGAGTATCACGTCCAGAGCGCGCTCTTCACGCTCTGCTGTGTCGATGGCTTCATCCATCG